CTGGAATATCCAGTAATTCACTCATGTACTTTAGATTAATGATACCTGGATGCCAAGCATCAGTAAACACAAAATGATCGCCGGAATTAACGGATCCGCTACAAAATAAACGGCCCATCTGCTCCACTTGACTAGCTTTGTATATATTAGTTCCACCAAAGTTGAGAAATGCACCAGGAGTGGTAGCACTAGGAATGTCCGTAGGACCTGATATAATGTTGACATTGTGTCCTGCCTTTCGTAAGAGATTAGGTACATGGGTCTTCCACTGACCCGTGTACCTTGTTTCTACTGCTTCTAGATCAACGAGAAAAACTTTGCTCATTGCGTCTGCCACTGTTGTCCCAACGTGGTTTATTGCCTAAGTACGGTTTACGCTCGCGCGGTTCACCCGAACCCTTTACAGATTCACGCCACTCTCTTGAACGATACATATCGGCAGGATTAAAGTTAATTAAGTTAAAACGACAGTAGTCAAGCCACTTATCAAGGTCATCGAATACCTTTTCAACTTCGGGTTTCATTTTAAGAGTTTTTTGGATATAGGCAGGAATATTTGCCATTTTAAGATTCCATTGTAGAAATATGATTAATAAAAGTAAGTGCGGCTCCATTCTCGCCATCTTCACTTACATCGATGATGGTCTTACGACCGGGATATCTTGCTTTGATTTTCTCGTTTAATTCACGAGCAATCATTTCGCAAGATTTGTGGTTGAGCTCAAGTGTACCTTCGCTGTACATTTTTTCAAGCCAACGCTTAAACTGAATAAACTCAATATCGCGATCATCTTGATAGACCTGGATAAAGACTTTAAAATGGAAAATATGACGATGTGGTGTTCCAAGGAAACTTACATCATATTCGTCGCCTGTGGCTAACTTGGGATCAGTTGCCGCGGCAGGATACATATGAATACCTTCTTTACGGAAGGTAACCCAAATCATTGATAGATCAGATAACATTTTTAATCCCTTCTGCAAGAATATCTAGTTCAGCATCGGTCATAAAAAATTGATAAGTTGAAGACATGCCAACTTCACCATCTGAGTTAATTGATTCTTGAATAAATTCAAGAGCATTTAATTCTTTAGGAGAAGCGCACTTCCACGCTTTGAGTCTGAGTTTAAATCCAGCCTCGTCTTTGATAAGAACTTCTTTCATTTTAAGATTGTATCATTAGCGTAAGCATTCCATGAGGTAAACTTACTGCGGGTTTTCAAATCGTGTAGGCTATGACACCACACGCCGGGATTTGTTGCTTTGAAATCTTTATCATCAATTTTAAGCATAGTGTTATAATTCCACAATTTTATATATGGAATCGGAACTCGGATTTGTGGAATAAAATTATCGTAATCATTTAATCCACCGTCATTAAACTCTTCTACTGCACTCAATGGAATATCCAATGAACATAGATAATCTTTAGTTAAAAAATGTTCTATCATAGTTTCCCAACGTTGCCAATCTAATCTATCTTGCGGATTAAAGCTGTGATTAGCACCAAAGAAAATATGTTTAATATGTTTAGATTTATCTTCGTACGAAGCAAAATCATCTATCCAGTCTTGAATTTCTTCAATAGTATGTACACCTGTTACAAACAAAGTGCATAAACCAAATGCAGGAGTGTGTTCAATTTCAACCCCTGTAAAAAACTGAACATTGTCTGCACTACCAGTTGTATAATTTCGTTTCACAAATTAATCCGATCGCAATTTAAAGTTTAATCCAAATGACTTTGTAGGTTCGATAATTTCATTATCATATTTTGATACTGGTTGAATATTAGTCTGTATAATGTTATTATACTGGATTCCGTTAACCTTGTCAATGGTTATTGGTCCAGAAATTCGAATATAAGTAGTAGATGTAAACCAAGACGGTGATCCTAAATTATTAGAAGTAAAAAGTTCTAATCCCTTTAGTCCGTCTATACCGTTTATCCATTTATTTTTAAAATTGTCTCGTAAATCATCGGCAAAGATCCCGTTAAGACCATTGCCAAATTCAAATTCTTGATCAATATGAGCTTCGGTTAAAACAGGTATTCCTAGATCTAATTGGCAAATAATTGGACTATTTAAATCTTCTAAATATAGTTGTTCGTTATTAACAGGAAGATATGCATGTCCTGTTTTATAAACTGTAATTATAGACATAGATCTTTCTGATCCTGGCATATTTCCAATATTAGAAAAGTTTTCTTTTAAGATCATTACCGATCTTATAGACCACTCTGTACTTGGGGTAATTTTATATAGTTCCGTCATTTTAAACTCCTAGATCGTTCATTAATTTTATCATTTTTTCGTCCTCTACGTCCTCAAGATCAACCTCGTCTGCTTTAGTTATCTCAGTTTCAAACAAATTGTTGAACGTATTTTGTTTAGGACCACCTTGTAGTCGAGAACCTTCTAATGATTTTAAGAATGGCACTGCTTGTTCGATCATCTCAAATGCTTCAGCTTTTGTTTTAGTGTTAAACAACTCTTCTACAAATCTATCAAAATAAAGAATCTTCCGTGGAACCCAATCGCTTAATTCGATTTCTTTTTTGCCTTCTAAACTCCACATGCGCCAATCTGGCTTATGTTTAGCACATTCAATGTCCATTAACTGTTGAGCACGTTGTACGGCAACAATATGACAATATACATTATGTCCCATCATTAGAGCATAGGCAAAACTATCCCAACTAGTTTTTCCTTCTTTCTTAATCTTATTTAACATACCCGGGGCATAATGACATATATCACCTACAGTTAATCTGCGACCGATTTCTGATTCAAAGGGGAACGGGATGTCGCTTCCTGCAAGAGCTTTGTTGTCGAACGCTTTGTCCATAATAACGCTCCACCTTTTTGGTGTGTGGACTGCATTGGTGTAGACAAGTCCGTGGGCTGTTGCAATGAACGGTGAGGCGCAATCAAAAGAGATGGTAATTTCTTCATTTATGTGTTTCCTTATTTGACGTTGAATTGATGTTAAAAAGCATGACCAATCTAACTGTGCTGTACCCAAAAAGTGGATCCAGTTTTTGCCTTCGAGCAAACCATCTTCTCTAAGTGTCATCAAACGCTTGAGAGTAATATCCATCTTACACATATTAGCACCACCAAAGGCCCAGCCTTCGGCTTCACGACCGGCATACGGACCTGTAGGATCGCTAAATTCTTTTACCCCTTGATACCACTTTTCGGCGGTATCCCAGTCACCACCTTGTAACACATTAAGCCATTTAGTTTGACCTAATCGATTATCTAAGAAATACTTATTATTGAATTTTGTTTTATCTAAACAATCGTCAAATGTTTTTAACCCAGTCTTTGGACTGTGAATATGATCACATGCCCAAGTAGGAACGTCTAGCATCATAGACCAGTCAGCAGTAAGTTCTAACCATTCTAAAATACTTTGACGAGTCTTGTTTGCGGCCTTTCCTTCAAAATCTAGCCAGTCAAACTTAAGAACACCTTTACCGATCTGGTATCCACCGGAGTCGCCTAGAATCATTGTGTTAGCACGATCTCGTTGTTGAATCATTGACTCTTGCGTCAATGATTTGTTTAGGTCTAACTGTGCATGACCTGCAGAATACAATCCATATTTGTAAGTAAAGTAGCCCTGTTCAGGATTAAGAAAATTCATTCCTTCAATACCACGATCAAATCCCGTCGGAACACGATTGTCTGGAATAAACTTTTCTAAGCGTTGCTTGGCAACATAGGTACTGTAGAAAGAGCTAATAGCTGGCAAATAGACAGCGTAGTCTTTCTGAAATGGTGTTAGGTTAACTGGTGGATTCATATTCTTCTTTGCTTAATATTTGTGTTATTTCTAATTGTTCGGCGGCACGTTTCATATTTTCATATGCAATCTTAACAGCAGGGTGTTCATTACTTAATTTTTTAAGTTCATTTTCTTCGTTCATTTTACCTAATGCCCAATTTATTGCAGATTCGGCGTTTGATGTTAATCCTACACTTGCATATGAACCTTGTATCTTATGCCAAATTGAGCCGTCGTAAACTTCAAATTCGTTATTACAATATCTTACCTGACCGGACATAGGTTGTCCAGTTTGATAAAATGTCGAAGCAGGAGAGCCATTGCTAACCTGTGTAAACATTCCCTGTTGTGTAAGGCTTTTTATCATGCGTTAGCTGGAATAATATATTTGTAAGTAGCAAGCCCACTATCGAGTGTAATTTGCATAGCGCCTTCATTACTAAAACTGACTTTAGCATTATTTGCATCGGCAATTTTAAGAATGCTTAACACACTATTAACAGGCCATGTCCATGCTTTATTTAGGGTTCCAACTACATTGGTTGCAAAAATAAATTCGCCACCGTGTGTGGATTGGTCACCAAAGATAAACTTTAAATTGCCACCGTCTGTTTTTGCAAGGAATGTAGTGTGTTCGTTGTTTGCACTTGCTTGAAAGTTAAAACGTTGAATCGATTGTACAGAGGGTTCAACTTCGACATGCCATGCTACGCCGCGGAATTTAACAGTCTTTAATTTTTCGTTAATAATCTCAGTATTCATAAAACGATAATCGTTTTTAAAATCTTTTGTTGAGTTTTCAAAATGTAATCCTACGGGAAGTGTTTCACCGTTTCGATCGGCAGTAACAGTTTCAATTACAGCGTTCTCGCGATATTCGGGACAGTCCAATAAAAACTTTAGTTTATTAAGTTGTGGCATACCAAACACACCGATCATATCCGAGTGTGGATTAGCAGTTTCGGCAGTCATAATAACTGATCGGTCGTCTGCCATGGAATCGATACTAGTTTTAGTATCAGTGCCTGTAATCTTTACGATATTTAAAAATCCTAGGTTATGTGTATGACCTACGATGTCTTGAAGAATGTCTTTCATGTTAATTTCCTTTTATATAGTTTATTTAGAATTTTGATTAAAGTCAAATATATTTTATTCAAAGCTGAATAGATTACCAAATGTATTAGTTTGGGTAGTTGAATCTAGATCCCATTCTAGAACTCCAATAAGATTGTCAAGTTTGTTATTAATAATAGTTGCTTCCATTTCTGCATGATCAAATGGTAGGTCTTGAAACCATTTTGGCAGTCTTAATTCGTCAACTGGATATGCTATCGATGTATATCCTAACGGATTATCTTTAACCTTGCAGACAATAACTTTCATTCCGTCAACAATGCCCATTGAATATTTGTCACCGTTCATACGCTTTAGAGTATTCCAGTTAATACTAGCTCGAACATGCCCGGGCATATTGGCCTTGCCCGCTTTCTTTTCTTTTTCTTGATACTCTGTAATATTATTAGCACGTTTGGGACTACCTTTCTCCCAGCCCGGACGGGCTTTGAACTCAGTCCGGAATTCACTAATACGTTCTAAGATTTCTGTTTCCTGAGAGCCATTGAGTACTTTAGTTAAAACTTCTTCCAAAAACTTTTGCATGAATTCTGGAGTATCACTACGCTTAAGGTCTAAGCCCATAGCCTTAATCTTACCCGGCTTACCTTCTACATCCTGGCGTTTGCCTTCTTTGTCGTAATATAATACAGCATATCTTTTCTTGGTAATGAATAGACCTTTGACAGCAACAATCTCACGACCTGCTTTAATTACCTCACCGCGGCTCTTTGGACAGTGGTGTTCATCTAACATGAATTGTGGAAACGTTGAATTTACTTCCTCTGCAATAGTATCATATAACTGGATAATACTGTCTCGTGTCCACGGTATTTCTTTTTTATCAATTTCTTTTCTTAAAGTTGCGTATGCTGAAAAATATGCAGAGTCAGTATCACCGTAGATAATAGCTTTACCTATGTGATTATACTCACCTGTAATAACTTCATTTATTTTGCCGGCCATGTGCCTAGCAATGCCTCGGCCGGTAAGAGTTGTGGACTGCCCAATACGATTGTCAAAGAACCTGCAACCAGCATTAAGAATAGCACCGTATAGGCTATTGAGGTTAATCTTTTTAACCAGTTGACGTTTGTCCCAATATTCTTCTTCAATTTTATTCTCCGCTTTAATTGCTTCTTTTAATTTTGCCTGCATCTCTTTACGCTCGGCATACCAACGCTTGAGTAACCCAGGAATAATTCCTTCATGTGCGTGTGTAAAAATTGTACCATTAGCACTAAGCATCCAAGGTTGGTTGCTTTCAAAAATCATTTCATAAATCTGCGCCCCAGTGAGTATATCACTATCACCGTTTTCCCAGTCAACGTGTATCTCGTTTACTTTGTCTTTATTCATAACAAATTCATATTCGTTACTACCAAACTTACCTTCCCAAGCCGCGGCAAACGAATTACCTTTGGCAATCTTAGCATCAATTTCTGCTTGTGTATAATCTTGACGCAATTGCCCAACAATAGTCTCGGGACCCATGTTTAGGGCGCGAATTACTGACGGATACAGACTGTTAATATCCATTGATCCAATCCAGTCATGTAATCCTTTTTTAGGATACGCAACATACGCACCTGCCGCTTGATTAGTTGCATCTTCATCGCGCTTAGGGCGACTTGGCACAATTAAACCTCTATGATGTGCTTCATTTACAATAGCCTGCTCTGTAACAGCAACGGCACCCATTGTAGTCTGCAATAACACTGTATTTTCATGTGCAATGGTATTTGCTAAATCGATAAACTTTAATTTTTTATCTAGCTTGTTAAGCAATGCAGTATCTTGTCTGTTGTATTCAATAAACTTTTTAAAATCATTGTTATATAATTGATCAAGTGTACCTTCATATACTGTTTTAGTTTCGCCTACTTCCAGTTCTCCGATTGCATCCAATCGGTAGGTATGCCGCTCTTCGTATGTATACTTGCGGTACAGCTCGAGACTGTCCAGATGAACACGACCAACCAAGTCATAAGTAACAGCCGCTTTTCCATATTTTTCATACTCCCTTTTTTTAGGTAATTGATCAAACAAACAAAGTCTACGAGTATCTTCTTTGCTTAAAGTTTTAATAATACGATTAACAGTATAAGGCATATCAAAGCCTTCACTGTTCCAACCACTTAAAATGTCAGCATCTTCTATTAAATTAAGAAATGTGTCTAACATTTCTGCTTCGGTTTCGAACAGAATAGTATTAGGAAAATCTTTAACTTGTTCCCGTGCCTGTTCCATAGTTAGGGTCTTTGGAGGGATTGCAAGACATACTAATGTATCTAACCATTGTAGGTGAACAGCAATAGCAGTAATTGGCATAAACGCATCGTCGGGTGATGCATAGCCACGTTCTGGATCAAAGTCCACCTCAATGTCCCAAAATGCTACATTTAGTTTTGGAGGTTCTTTACCTAGGTAGTTTTCTTCTAGGGTTCTAAAAACTTGATTGATATCGCTTTCAAACAATCGTTGATTGTTGTGTATGCGTTGTTCTTTTTGAAATTCTTTGTGGCTTTTGCACACCACTTTAGACAGGCTTTCGCCGTAAATTGATCTGTACTTACCCTTTTGATCTGGGTAATAAAAAACATACCTAGCAGGAAACTGCTGAAATATACGACCTTTCTTTGGATCTCTTTCTACCACGGTGACAATATCTGTGTCACGATCCCATCGTGCATCTACATAACTCATAATCTTCTCCTACCGCTTATGGCCGGCAACCTTCACTTGGCGATTTATGGTTCGCTGAACCTTTCTCATTAATATTTATTATGCATTAACCAGCATACGGACAAGTCCGACGGTATCGATAGTAGTCAACAAGATATAGTTAGCCAACATTCCAAAACTTTTCCTAGTCCAAGAAGCCCAAGCATACATACTGCAACCAGCAATCCATATAGGATAGAGAATAAGAAGGGGTGGATGTGGTACTGTGGCCGCCATCGTAATGCTACACCCGATAGATATAGCCCAAGCAAGCAACTCAATAAAAAAGCGAAAACTATTAGTACGATAGTCATCTCGAATCCAGGAAAAAATTCCATGTACGACATTGTTCATTAATCTTCACGTCGGTTAGCATGACCGCTAATATCAACAATAGTTTCCAAATCGTCAAACTCGCGGAACACTTGATCCCATGTATCTTTTTGTGCAATTTTAATTGCTTTACGAATAACACTGGGCTTGACTTCTAGTTCTTCTGCCACGGCTTTAATAGTTTCATTAAGCCCTTCTGTTAGGTCTTGAATCTCTTGCATGACGGTACATCCCTCTGCAATAATTTGTTTAATCTTGGCCTGTTCTGGTGCACCAAATGCTTTACTCATAAGTATTCTCCTATGTATTATTATACTTGGTAGGGATTAAAAAGTCAACTTATTTTATGCCAATTTTCATAAAACGGAGATAATCAGTATCCGGATCTTCTAGTTTCTTTTTACCTAAGAATAAGGTAGTCGACATAGGGAAGGTTTTATCAAATTCGTTTAGATCTTTAAAAGGGTCTTTAACAGCATCTCTACCTTGTAGTGCAACAAGTACTCCTTGTGGAATTCTTGTAAACCAATCATTACCTTCGATGTCTTGTGTACTGGTATTAATTACTAAACTATCTGCGGTTACTTGTCTATAATCTAGGGTGTTAGCATCTTTATTCATGCTTTCGATATTGTTAATACCTGCACCTTTAAGTAACTGCTCGGACTTTGCTAACACATCTTTGTCTAAATCAACATTAATAATTTTCTTAAATGGTATTTCCATTTCTTTTAAAACAAGGGCCATGTTTCCGTACCATGATCCTAATATATAGATTGTTGAAAATTCTGAAATATCTAGATCTAATCCTGCTAGTATTTCACACAACCATTCTTTGCTTTTTATTAAATCAGGAGTGTTGCTGCCTTGAAAGGTTCCGGGGCTCGACTCATATAGATCATATACACGCATTTTTATAAGGGTTTTTTACTGAACCAAAGTTTAAACCAAGCATCTGTTCCTGGTTTAATATTTTGCTCGCGCATAGTACGAGCCTTTTCTGAACCACTATTGTCTGGATTTACTACAATAGTTGGCTCGTGTGTTTTAATTTTATCTACACCTGTATGTTGCCACATTGGATCGTCTGCTGGTAAAAAGCAGTCGTCTGCTTCTTTTGGTAAGAAGTCTGCCGCAGTTAATCTACGTTGTGGCCAACTACTCATTTTTTTATAGCCCTTTGATTGGCTTCTAGCAAAGTTTGTAAACGTAATTCGTACCAGCTTTCAGATAATGTAGCGGCTTTTTTATGCTTTGATTTACGTGGAATAGTTTCTGCTTTCTTTTTATCTTTATGTGCGCCAGCAGCCCCGCCACCTAATGAGGCCATTGCATTTTTTGCTACAGGATTAATTGGTTTTGGTTTTTTGGTATGCTTCATAGCCTTAACGCCTTTTTTATTTTCGTTAATTTCTGGATCGTTTCCTTGAGCTTTTTCGCTTTGTATGTAATCCCAAACAGTAACTAGATAATCTTCAGCTAGAGAAATCTTTTCTTGACACCATTCTGGCAAGTTATCGTTTTCATCGATAGTATTCATTAGACCATCTACGGCTCTTTTTAATGTATGCAGACTTCCTTCGGCCATGCCTGCTTCGTCGTCATATTCACCGTTAAATTCTTTTAATGTTTTTTTGTTCATAATATTTCTCACACTACTATACTATCTGGACGACCTCTGCCGGGTCCTTGTGGAACAGCTGATGAGCTAGTTGAACCACCGCTTGCACTTTCTTGAGCACCACCTGCGGCATTTATTCTTGCCTGTAGTGCGTATATCTGACTCTGTAAATCTTTTTGTTTAGACCAAAAACTATGATCATCGCTGTACTCAAAGTTGGGATCAAACTGTGAACGTAATTGTTCTAATTGTTTTACCAGTTGAGGAAGGTTATTTCTGTCTTTCTCAATTTGAGCGGCTCTTGCTTGTTTTGCTTGACTCTCTCGATCTGCACGATCTGATTGACGTTTTAATTCGTCTTGTTTGCGTAATTCGTCATGATCTGGATCTCCGTGTATTCGGAGATTTTTATACTTAGGATCGGTCTTCTGTAGATTCTTAAAGTACGCCGACATATCGTTTTCTTGTACTAGGTCTTGTATTTTCATTTTTTCATCCAGTTACTTATAGGGCTTACTTTATGTGTGTCGTCTAACTCTTTACTTTTCATATCGCCTTTGTTAATGTCTACAGCACTAGCTCCTACAGCTTTTGCCGCCTGCTGGAACATTGCCTGTTCAAGTTCTGTATACGGTTGAGTTGTTTTTTTCTTACCATGCCAACTTTTGGCATCTATATCTAATGGCTTACCTGAACCGTCTGCCATTGCCATAGCCTGTCCTAATTTAAACGAAACATAATCTCCGCTTACACGTTCCTCGTCTCCGTAGGTATTAATACCTCGACTTGGCTGTTGCATTCTTTTAGTAATATGCCCTACTTTCTTTTCAATAATAAATTCTTTTAGGCGCATTTTATTGTCCTTGCAGGCTAGCACTCAACATCCAGCCGTGTTTACGATGTGCATCCATACGTTCTGCTAAGAAATTACTAAATCCGTGTTCACTGTATCGTTCTGCTAGATCATATACTAATTTTAAAACTTCAATCATGCGTTCGTTATCTTGCAATAATTCTGCAACCATTGCTTCTTTAGGTGGAAGACTATTTTCATCTGGAACCTTACTAAGCATACTAAATGCGCTTAGACTTCCAGGAACAAAGGTGCCTAAACTACGAATCTTTTCAGCAAATATATCGATGCTTGCATACACTTCTTCGTATACAGCACCAAACAGTTGATGATATTCTAAAAAGTCACTGCCCACAACATTCCAATGGAAGTTATGCGCCTTTAGATAAAAACTAAATTCGCTTGCGAAACCTATTTTAGCTGCCTTACGTAAATCTTCCATTTTTAAATCCATTTAATATGTTATTTATTTTCTAGAAGTCTGATTAAGTTTGACATCTTGTTCTCAATATCTTCGCTAACTTTAACGCAATTATTAACACGAGTACCGCCCTTCATCTTGGTACCTTGCTTGCGATAGCCTTTCCAACACTTAGGATCTAGACGTTGATCTTCGGATTGTATACTTTCTGCAGAACCAACTAGATCACCTGCTCGAGCATGTTTAGCAGTTGCTTTTAGCTGTCCTGCAGTACCTAGTTTATTCTTTTTACTTCCTGCAAAGTTACTTGCAGGCATCATTGCTTCTACTTTAGGTTTAATTTCTTTAGTATTAGGAACTTCGTGATCACCTACTTTTGCTTTCTTGTAGACTTTCTCACCGGTACTTGGGCTAATGTAGTACTCACCTCTCTTGTCCTGGCCGATGCTACGGACTTTGTATTTGGCACCGCTAGAGCCTTCCGCCACACCTTGCTTATCAGTTAATGGGCCGCCTGTGACCCATGCATCACAGGTTCTGCGGCTAGCACATTTGAATTTTAAAAATCTACAGTATCCAAGTTCACCAGCTTCAATTGTAGGATCTTCTGCTCCTTGATCTGACCCTATACCTTGGGCAATACAATCTAATGTATCTGCACGTTGGTCAAATGCGGCACAGTTACCACATAGGCTTTGTTTAGCTTCTTCTGTTGAGTCTAAATTCCACTCATCAACTTTCCTCATCCAGAATTTATTATTGGGCATGTCCGGATTTAGTGGGCCATAGCCGTACTCGTTAATGGCTTTTTGTCTATTTTTTAGATTAAGTGTAATATCTTGTGTAGCCGGTGGACACTTTTTATCTGCATCTTCCGCTACAGCTTGTGACACAGGTTTTTGTTTTGATATTGCTATTTCGTGATCATTTACAACTTTAAATTGTGCCCCACCACCCAACGCTAATAATTGTTTAATTTTGCCGGTGCTGTTATCTCCAGCTACAACTATAGTACCGTTAGGAAGTATTTCTTTAATAACACCTGCGGCAAATGCAGAATCTAAATTAGGGTATTGTTCTTTTTGTTTTAGTATACCGGCCTGTAATGCTTTGGCCGCTTGTTGCGCCTGAGGCGTCTGTTGTTCTTCATCGGATCTTGTATACACTCGTTGTATTTTTTCGCCGCCGTCGCCTCTTTCTGTTTTTTCAGGCTTGTTAGGTTTGTCTTTTTCAAAATACTTACGCATGTCTGCCGAACTTGTAGTAGATTTCTTTTCAACGGAGTGTTTAGGTGTTGCTAAAAATCCCATGATACTTTCATCTTTTGTCTCATCTGGTTTTTTATTTTTATTAGCAACATCTTGCTTGATCTGATTCATATATTCTTCGCCGCGCTTGCGACTTGCAGTGCTCTTAGCTTGCTCACGTTCCCAAGCACGTTGTAGTTTAACTGCCGCACTCATTCGAGCAGATTCAATTAAACTTTCTGCCATTGGTGCTTTAACTCCGCGCTTTTGTAATTCTGCTTGCAATGCTTGTAATTTATTGGGACTACGTGCAATAGCATTTCGAATATCTCCAGCTACTTTGCTAGGGAGATTTTTTAGAATATCGTTTACAATTTGATCTGCTTGAACATTTTGTTTACTAAAAGTATTGTCTTTTGGTGCTTTAGGTTCTTCATATCCATCATCGTCATCTGTATCAACTTCTGCTTCGATCTGTGCTAGATAGTTTTCGTAATCTTGCTGACGTTTATTCCAGTTAGCACCAAATGATGATAGTTCTTTATTTCCCATCCTTGTACCGATTTGTTGTAGTATAGACGGTAGGCTTGAACTAATTTCTCTAAAGTTAATATGTCTTTCTCTATCTTCGCTAGCATCTTTTAAGAAGGCCAATAACGGGGGTGCATATTTTGAAGCCTGTTTGGTTAGATCGTATAGATCTCCCTGCATTTTATTCCAATAAAAATTGTTAAACCACTGTGCGCTTTGACCTGCGGCGTTGCGATGGTACCCTTTTAGACTACCATTGTTATCAACCCAACGCTTGGCCATTGTTTTTAATTTTTCATATAATTGTGCAATTGATTCACCATTAGTAACAATATTTTTAATTGTTGATTCTAAGCTAGTTGATTCATTAACTTTAGGTGCCATCAATGCATTGAACAATCTTTCAGCTACAGGAGCAGGTTGTTGTTGAGTTTGTTGTTGTATTCCCATACCTTTCCTTGTTATGTCCATTAAATGTTCAATCCAATCTTCGCCTAATTTTTTAACATCAAACGCATTTGACCATATAGCCAATGCTTTCTCCGGTGGATTACTTTTTAAACTATTGCGTAACATTGTTCCGCTAATTCCAGTTCCTCGAGGTGTAACACCGAGGCTTACTTTAACATGTTCATATCCTTGAAACTTATTAACAGCCTTCATTAGTGCTTGAGGCATATTAAGGTCTTTTCGATCTTCGCCTACCATGATAACAATATTATCATAACGTGGAGGTTTACCTGGTAATGGATTAATCAATTCATGTTTGATCTTTTGTATTAATTGTCCACCTTGTTGTACTGTACTAATATTTTTAGCATACTCGGGATATAATTTGTGCCATGTTTGTACTTTAACTGCTGGTGGAATAGGATCATCTTTGCCTTCAGCATTGCCAATAAACAAATAAGGATCCCCACCTAGTTCGTTGGCTTTATTAATTGTGTAGTTAAAAAGTTCTTCGTGTCCTTTGTGACCAATGAAAGATCCAATAGCTACTACAGCAGTCTTAGCCTCGCCTCTTGGGCGTTCTGTTCTTGCCGATGCTTGAGCAGCCTGTTTGCCAGCAATGACTGCACGTTGTTCTGCACTGGTAATCTTTACAGGACCGAGACGTGTGTTTAATACAATGCCTTCATAATCCTTACCTAACATATCTTTACCAACAATGTTAGGATCTTCTGCAATGGCTTTTTCTAATGCAAGTTTAACTGGTTGTAGTTGTGCTTCAACATTCTTCTTAAGCTCTAGACTGGCACGATCTCTTTTGCCCAGTGTGTCTGATACAATGCTTTTTAATTCTTCAATATTTTCTAACGGTGGAATAATAGCAGTAACATCTAATGCTTTATTTTGTGTTAGGCTGTTATCAATAAACATAACACTACCTTGTTGTCCAAGACCAGTTAACTCTTTTACAACTTCTTGTGAATTGTCAACTGGCTCACCTGTACTTGCAGTTACTACCTGGAATGGTACAAGTGCAAGTTGTACACCTTGTGGAAGTTTGTCATACTGAATACCAACAAACTTTAATTTACCTTCTTCAGTTTCTGTAGCAAATGGTAAGAATAGTACTTCACAACTTACCTGCTTGTCTAACAAAAAGTCTGGTCCTAATTTGCTGTCCACTAATTTAACAGCGTTCATCATTTCTACAAACAAGTCGTCAAACAATTTGGCACGACCTAGTATTTCTGGATCCTGTGTACCTTTTTCCTGATGATATTTTAAGAAACCTGGAGCATATCTTGGTTCAGTGCGGCTAGTACCCATAAAAGGTTTGCCATCTGCGTTCTTACCAAAGCGTCCGCCGAAGCCGTCTACTTTAACATTCAACGGCATATTTTCTAATTTGAAATTACCGTTACCATCGTGTATCTCATCTAGCAAATCTAAAAAGTCGGCGGCCTTAAGATCTTTAAGATGCGGCATGCCTTTACGTAGTTGTGCTTTTACTTCAGCTTCGTTTAAACTTTCGTGTTTAGCCCTACCAGCTTTCATATTGGCCATCCAATGGGCCAGTTGTCCTTTGCGGCCGCCTTGTTTAGCTACCTTACGTAATGTGCTAACACTGGCTTTAGTTGGAACACCGTGACGTTTGCTGTCGCCTTTGTCCTGTGGGTTCTTACCATCAGCAAAGTTTTCATGTTCAAGGCTTTCACCGCCATCACCTCCACCGCCATCACTATCCCCGCTATAGTCGGCATAATATCCATATCCGCCGTACAGCCCAGGACCGTAGGCAGCATAACGAGCTTTGCGTTTTTTGTTACGACGTTCTTCTAAAGTTTGTGTATCAGCAAAGTTTTCATTTACAGGTTGATTTGCGGCTTTTAATCTTTTTAAGGCAGCACGTGGTTGTTTTTCTTCTGGATGTTCTTTCTTGTAGGCCTGTACTTCATTAAACTCATCCATATAGGCTTTACCCATTGCTACCGCAGTATTTCTTAACTTGCCTAGCTTACACACTTTAACAAATGTATCTATGGCAGCAAACTTGATTTCCTGATCACGTTCTGGGTCATTCTTAGTGATCATTTGTCCAGCACCGGGTTCAAAGCATAAATCTAAGAAAGCCATAAACACACTTTCTTTAGAAGCAGGATCTGGAATATATTTGTTAATTAATTCAAGTGTTCCTAAGAAACTCTTTTGCAATTCTTTATCATTACCTTCTGGATTTGTTCCAAAGAAATAATAGAATTGTTTATCTAACTGTTGTATGTATGTTCTTTCGGCAGACGGAATTAATCTCTTGTAAGGAACTTCGTCCTTATGAGTTTGTTTTTCGCCAGTCTCTGGGTCAGTATTAATATATGGTTCGTACTTTTGACTTAGACCACCGCCTTGCCCACTAGCAACTGCAAATGATAAATCATTGTCACGAACATTTGGTTTAATGTTTGTTTTTGTTTTCTTTACATCTACTTGATGTTTGATACTGCTATGTGCAGATGTTAATGCACGATAAATCCATTTATGGAATACACCTTTAATCCCTGCTTGAATATCATTCCATTCGGAGCTGTGACTAAAACGATACCACTCGTCGGGCATGTCTGTTTCTGTATCATATCGACCAAATTCAAAATCTATTTGAATTTTTATTGGAGGATCTTGGAATTGAAATAATGCATTTAATTGCTCACTACCTTGACTAAACCCAAGTAGTGTTGTATCGCCTATTTGTTTATGATCGTATGCAGTTAAAAAATCTCTAATTTCTGGTTCAAGTTCTTTATTACACTGTGTATCAATGTCTCCAACTTTAGGTTTGTATTTGGCAAACTCTTTGTCGCTGATGCCGTCGGTATTAAAAAAATGTAAACTGCTGCCACCTAAGAATTGTTTTGATTGTAGTAAATTAGGATTCCACAATGGCTTTTTGTATTTGCTATAAAACGCACCATTAATGTCGTTTAATAATTTATCTAGCAACCCTACCATAAAACTACGGTTTTGTACTTTGAGATCAATCTCGTCAGCTTGATATGGAGCCGTGGGATCGTTAGGATTGGGTAATTCTAAATTGCCGCCTTCGAAAAGAGGAATAGTCTTTTTAGGTCTGAATAGTTCGTTTAAGATCATTTTTTATGATCTCCAATTTGATAATGATCTTCTTTAATCTCTTCAAGGAATTTATCGCATAATTTCTGACATGTTTCTTGTTTAAAATCATCATCAAAAATATCTTTAGGATTGTCGGATAATTTATGATGCTTGTAAAACATACGGCATCCCTTTTCAACCATAGGCATCCATTTTTTAGTAAATCGATCTCTATTAAAATTGGGAGAGTTAACTAGCGCCTTTATTTCGTATAAAAAGGGTAATACATATTCTTTATGTAGTTTATCGTTGTCGATAATGTACCAAAATACCTCATCGGACATTTTGGATTTTTCTTCGTCTGACTTGCTTTTATTATAATCAGGAAAATCTTTTTCTTTTTTGTCAACAGGGACGTTAAAAAATTCGTATAGTTTCATAATATTTGCTGAGCCCTACAAGACATTAAATCATGGATATTCATAAAATACTCCGTATAGAATATTTATGCAGTTTTAACCAATTGAAGATTTAGTGATTATAGTTAACAAACATCAAACTACCGTAGAAAGGAGGGTTGAGCGGTTTGTTTACTGTAGCTCGAACCCACACAAAATTCCCGGTAAAATTAACGCAATTTGTTGTAGTTGTTGCAGGTATACCGTTAATGTTATTATGCACAACTGTACTATTGCTAATATTAAACCAATCTCCTTCTACGGGACTGGTGGCTAATGATGCTTGCATGGCTAATGTGCCTACAAAATTAGAAGAAACGGTATAGGTTACAGTATGAAATCCGTCGGATCCATTATAGTAACCGTCACCTTTTAACTTATCACTTATAAACAGATAATCACCGTTAGGTGATACATCAAGTGCGCCGATTGAGACACTAGGGACAGCTGATGTACCGGTACCTATTGTAAAAACAAATTGTTGACTTAAATTGGACATCAACTATTTACCTTAAATTATACCTTTTCTTCTTCAACTTTATCCTTGTTAACTAGTAAAACATCTACGTAGTTAAGGATTAGATTGTCTTGATCGGCAGTAATTTCAACAACGCCACCGTTAACCAACTTGCCAAATAGAATTTCTTTTGACAACGGTTTCTTAATGTATTCGTCGATAGTGCGCTGTAATGGCCGAGCGCCCATTTTACTATCAAACCCTTTCTTT